GAGTTTTTTTACCTGTGTGTTCATCTAGTATTATCTCACATTTTGTTTTCATTTTGTCAAACACCTAGAAGAAGTATTTGAAAGAACGAAAGTTTATTGAATTACACATTTACCAACTTCACCCCTTTCCTCGACAAACCCATTGGCCACGTTGGTCTCTTTTTCATATAGTTCATTGTAAAACATTTTGTCATATGTAAACTCAGACATCGGTGAGTTAATCAATCGTTGCTCATAGATGACTTGCTCACCATCCGACAACTGTTTCACAATGAAATCATCCTCCTCGAAATATCTGATTTTTAAGTCAGTGTCCGGCTTGTAAAATTGTTTCATTTTTATTACACCCGATAATTTTTTTACTGATCTTCATCCACATCCTCGATGTCGTCAACCTCCTCATCCTCATCGGGAAGATTGAGACCCTGGAATGCGAACGAGGGTAGCTTAGCGGACTGCTCGAAGAGAGCCTGCTGAAGCCGGATAGTCACACCAAACTTGTTATCGATGAACCAAATCTGGTTAAGGTCAACGATTGCCATAGCCTTCTGACCCTTCTCGATAGTATCGAGAGGAACCTGCTCCTTCTGCATAGAGTAGCACTCGGGAACAAAAGATCCATCAGGCTTGGTGAGAACCTTCAGCTTGATGGTGGGTGCATACTGCTCCTTACCGGGCTTGACCATCGGCTTGTAGAGAGCTTCCTTGAGGACGGCCACATTGAACTCCTTACCGAGCCACTCCTTAGAGTTCTTGGCGACTTCGTTGACGATCTTCTCGTCGAGCTCCTTGAGCTTAGCATGAAGCTCCATGGCCTCGGTGTTGTCGGGGTCGAAAGAGAGATCGAGAGAATAAGACGTGCGTCCCGTGCCCTCGTCGGTGAAAGCGCTCAAGCCGTAAGGAGAACGCATGAAAGGAAACTGGATGTAGAGCTTTTTGTTGTCGCCGGCGTTGAGATAGACGGCTTTACCGCCATTCTTGTTCTTGCGAAGTTTCGAAAACTGCACAGAGGCAGGGGAGAAATCGGTAGACTGCTGAATAGAGAGCGACATTGTTGGTTGGTTATATCTATACTAGGTGTCTTGTCTTTAATTGGATTTTCCATCATATTTTCCACCATCTCGTCCTTTATATCCATTCCTATCTGCACACCAATCACTCTTCGTTCCTTGAGTCCCAGCACACCAAGATGATGTGGAACAGCATTGTTTACCCGGACATATCGTGTTGTTAAAATTTGGACCACATCTTCCATTTGTGGAAACGTTAGATGATGGAGGTGGAGGTGGAGGTGGAGGTGGAGGTGGAGGTGGAGGTGGAGGTGGAGGTGTGGATTTTCCATCATATTTTCCACGATCTCGTCCTATATATCCATTCCTATCTGCACACCAAGCACTCTTCGTTCCCCGACTCCCACCACACCAAGATGATGTGGAACAACAACGGTTCCCAGTACACCTGGTGTTGCCATGGTCAGGACCACATCTCCCATTCGTTGATTCAGTAATTGATGAAGAATTTGTCACTGGTTCGAGGGAGAGAGTCTCCATCACAACTTGAGGTTTAGCCGCCACTTCATTTTGAATTTCCATCCGTCGAATAGTTTCTTGCATCTTTGCGTATTGCCTGGAAATCATATAGATGACAATCAAGATGAGTAAAAAGACAACTCCTCCGACGACCTTCAATAGTGTTACACTTTCACTATTCTCAGACGGAACATTGATGTTCATACTTATATTTTGACTACATTTTTTTTCCAGGTGTACAATAAACAACATGGGTATCTTCAAGGATTGCGGATGTGGTTGTGATGGGAAGAAACAGGAGGAGAAGCTCATCACGTCCATCATTTCTGGATTAACATTTTTTGTCATCGCGAACCCTGAGACGTTTCGTCTGATGCGTTCCATTCTCGGTCCCCGTATCGCGACCCCCACGGGTTGTCCGTCGACCATCGGTCTTTTACTTCATTCTCTCGTCTTCATACTCGTCGTCTGGGGTATGATGAACATCAAGAGAGAGCCCGTCATCAAGAAGAAGGGCACGTGCGGCTGTGGGGGTAAGAAGGGTAAGAAGGAGGTGAAGAGCCAGCCCGAAATGGTTGATGCTCCGACCCCCGAGCCCGGCTTCGGTGAGGAGGAGATTGAACTGCGGAGCACCGGTCAGGTTCTCGGTTCGATGGACATTTCCCCCGAGGGCACCTTATTCCGTTAGATGAAAATTCATGAATCACTATTCTACAATCAGTCAGGACCACTGATTGTAAAATGTTTACACACTTACTCGTTTAAAACTCCTCGTCAAACCCTATTTCATCGGTGTCATCATCAAGTTTACCATAGTCACCCACCCTCTTTTCAAAAAAGTTTGTTTTCCCGTCCAGGCTAATATTTTCCATGAAGTCGAATGGATTCTTAGATCCCCAAATGGGTGGTTGCCCAATCTGTTTGAGAAGGCGATCTGACACGTATTCTATGTATTCAGACATCTTATCCGAGTTCATACCGATGAGGTTACACGGAAGGGCATCTATGATGAATGCCTTTTCAATCTCAACCGCTTCTTTCACTATGGAGTGAATCGTTTCAGTAGATGGCTTGTTGCGAAGGTGTTTGAAAAGTTCCACAGCAAACTCTTGGTGAAGACCTTCATCCCTAGATATGAGTTCGTTACTGAAGCAAAGTCCGGGCATCAAGCCTCTCTTTTTCAACCAGAAAATGGCACAGAAACTTCCAGAGAAGAAGATTCCTTCGACACATGCGAACGCGAAAAGACGTTCCGCGAAGGTTCTCGCTTTCGTGTCGAACCATTTCAGTGCCCACTCCGCCTTTCTTTTGATGCAGGGGACAGTTTGAATGGCTTCAAAGAGATGCTTCTTTTCGGACGCGTTCTTGATGTATTTATCTATGAGTTTGGAGTATGTTTCACCGTGGACCATTTCATTGTGTGATTGATAAGCGTAGAAGGATCTAGCTTCTGAGATTTGCACTTCATCAGCAAAGTTGTTGTTAATGTTCTCAAAAACTATTCCATCTGAACCAGCAAAGAAAGCCAGGATGTATTTGATGAATTTCTGTTCATTGTCATTTAGTGTTTTCCAGTCGTCTATATCTTTGGACAGGTCTACTTCCTCAGCGGTCCAGTTGGACATCTGTGCCTTTTTATAAAGTTCCCAGAGATCTGGATACTTCAGAGGAAAAACAGTAAACCTGTTTAGGGTTTCTTCTAAGATTGGTTCGTATTCATCTTCTATGTAGTCCTGAAATTCAAAATAGGTTCCCACGTGACGTCCATTAATAAATATTTGAGGGTAGGTTGTGACCGTCTTTCCACAAATCTCTTTCAGCTCATCTTTGTCGACCATCTTCTTTTCGTAGTCGATCCCTTCCGATTCACACAACTTGACTGCGTGATCACAGTACTCACAACCTTCCTTCGAATAAATAAAAACTTTCATCTGTGATATTATCAATGATAAAAATTTGTCAGAAAACTCTAAGCATGATTGTGCCAAAGGAAATAAATGAAAATGATATCGTCAAACTTTTAGTAAATGAAGAAGGAATGGAGGAGGAAATGTACGGTGTCGTGGCCATGAACACCGGCCTGACACTTGGCATGCATTACCTGAACCCGACTGAAATGTTTTACAAGTCGGCGTGTGTCTACAAACTGAACGATGAGGAGATGAGTCCAGCTCCTTACGAGAGTGTCATGGAACATTATCCCACTGGAACCACGTTCGAAGATCTCGAGATGAAACCACTGGGGACAAACATGTTCGTGTACTACTCTGAGATTGACGTTGAAGACATGGATAGTGACATATACGACGAGGGTGATGATACCGAGTCTGACTTGGGTGGATTTGTAGTCTCTGATACAGAGATTGAAGGAACACCCATACAACTACCCCCTGATCATAAAGAAATTGATAAAGAATGGAATGAATGGGAGCCGACAACATCAGGAGGACGCAGTTTTAAAGAAACGATTGACGCAATCGAAGAGCGCGTCAGACACCTAAGTTAAATTTCAAAACTACAGAAAAGATAAGATATGCTAGCAACTATATGGTCTGAAATAGACGCACTATTACCACCAAAACAAGATGAAAAGTTAGTGAATACAAATTTTTGCAGAGAATGTTCCGGTGTGAAGGTCATGAGCCCGGAAGGGCTACCCGTCTGCTCCGAGTGTGGTTTAGTCGATGACAGTTTTATCGACGACACACCAGAGTGGACGAGTGGAATTACAGATGATGGTAAAGTTAATGATCCCTCCAGGTGTGGAAATCCTACCGCAAACCCCGAGTTATTCTCAGATAATTGGGGAAAGGGAACGATCATATCCACACAGGGATATTCTTCTTATGAGAATAAGCGAATGGCTAAAATAAACTTTCACATGTCTATGAATCACAAGGATAGATCATTGTTCCACGCTTACCGAGATATCGACGAAGCGTGTCACACTCTACCCGACTGTGTTCTCAAAGATGCTAAAATTATGTATAAGCGGTTCAATGAGGAAAAATTGACACGTGGTGCGGTTCGTCTTGGAATCAAGGCAAACTGCGTTTTATACGCGTGCAGGATGGCGAAACATCCGAGAACGACAAAGGAAATTGCTGACATGTTTGGCATTCAGTCCAAGGATATCAGTCGGACTACCCAAATTTTCAAGGATAACATTTTGGGGGAGACTAAGAAGAATTACGTCACGAAGGCTTTTGACGTGATGCAACGTCTTCTCAACTCATTCGACGTTACCAAAGAGGAACGTCTTCAGTGTATTAAATTGTGTGACAGGACTGAAGACTGTGTAGATCTGATGAGTAAAACACCGAACAGTGTTGCGTCCGCCATCATTTACATTGTCATCGGTCACAAAGTGACTAAGAGTGATATGTGCAATAAGTGTTCAGTGTCCGTTCCGACGCTGAATAAAATTGAAAATATTGTGAAAAAACACTTAGAGTCAAAAGGGTATAGTTAAAATATGACGAAGGTTTTTCTATCGACACCCTGCTATGGAGGGTTGTGCCTAGATAAATACATGTCTAGTGTAATCAGACTTCAGATACTTTTGATGAAGGAAAAAATTGAATTAATGATTGATACCACCGAAAATGAATCACTAGTTCATAGAGCTCGTAACGTGTCTGTCGGTCGTTTCATGCAGAAAACCGACTGTGAATATCTCATGTTCATCGACGCGGATATAGACTTTGATCCCCAAGCTGTCGTTCGTCTCATAAAATCTGGTCATGAACTCTCCGTGGCGTGTTATCCCAAGAAGGTTGTCATGTGGGATCAGGCTGCTCAAGCTATTAAAAAGGGTGACGACCGAGACATGGCCATGCTTTCCTCTAGCCTAGTCGTCAATATAGGGGCAACACGACGGAGCATAGAAGATGGCTTTGTAGAAATTCTCGATGGTCCAACCGGATTCATGTTGATCAATCGTTCAGTCTTCAAGAAGTTGGAAGAGAAGTTCCCGGAGTTGTGGTGTAAGAATGATCACCAGAATCGCGACTTTGACGATTATCACGCCGCCTTCGACTGTATGATTGACCCGGAATCACGAAGATACTTGTCAGAGGATTACGCGTTTTGTAGGAGATGGCAGCAGGTGGGTGGGAAAATATACGCTGATGTCAATACCACTCTGGGTCATATTGGAAATCTTCCATTCAGTGGTTGCATGGAAGAAAGGCTTAAGGCTTAAACCCTATACTAACGTATGAAGTTGGTAACGATAGTCGTCACTCGATCAAAATCGTGTCATGTTAAAACTCTACACACCATCTTACGTCTGAATATAAAATGCATCCAGAACGGGGTGGATCACCAAATTCTGTATGTGAACGACGACCCATTCGAGAAGGTTGATACCGTCGAACAGTGCATGAAAAAGTATGATCGAATCTTTTTCATCGACTTTGGAATCGGTGTGCATGAAACGTCTATGAATAAGGTTTTGGAGATAAATCAAAACGCGGGACTTGTTGTTTTCCCTGGGGTCAAAGAGGGAGTCAACTGGGATATGTTCAAGGAAAAGGTGAGAGCGGAATCCAAAGAACCCGTGTCTCAGATGGGACTCGAGTTTGATACCGTCCTCGGAAAGAAGACGTCACCCCATTTCTACAATGTCGTCTCCACCAGTGCCAAGGTTTGGGTCATGATGCCGGAAACGATCATTCAGCAAATCAAACACAAGAAGAAGGGCACGTGGAAGTTACACCCGAACATGCTTGAAAATCTTATGGAGCAGGGGGTCAAAATTTATGCCTTTTCAGCATCTAAGTTGATTCAAACATTTCCACATGAGTGTATATCAAACATCTTGAACGCGGCCAGTGTGAAACTGAATTAAAGATTTTGTCTGTTTTTAAAACATGTCTATAGAGGTGGAATCCCCACTTTATAAATATGTCGTGTCATACATACATAAAGTGTGGGGGAGCAAGGAGTATTTTCCTGGTCCGCAACCCATTTCCATTGAACGTAAACATTTTCCCATTTTGAAGGGTGGTGAATACGTCGTGTGTGAGAAGACTGACGGAGAGAGGCACATGCTCGTGGCTTTGATGTTCGAGGGAAAGAAGAAATGTGTCTTCGTGAATCGGTCCTTCAAAATGTTTGAAGTTCCCATCAACTTGAAGAAGTCTGCCTATGAGGGAACAATCCTAGATGGTGAACTTTACGAGAATGTGTTGATGGTATATGACGCTGTGATTGTGTGTGGTGAAATGGTATGGAATTTGGATCTACACAAACGTATGGACGCGTGCAAAGTTATGATGAAATCCATGATTTGTATGAAAACAGATAAATACAGACTCAAATGCAAGAAGTTTCACGCCATGAAAGATTTTGGAACATTCATGGACCAATATCTGCCGACAGTCCAACAAAACATGGATGGTTTAGTATTCACTCCGGTCAATGAACCCATACGAATTGGAACCCATGAAACCATGTTCAAGTGGAAACCAAAGGAAAAGAACACAGTGGATTTTCTCGTAAAGTGGGAACCTTCACGAGAAACACCAGGATTTAAAGAGGGAAGACCCACTTGGAGATTTTATGTTCAAGAAAAGGGGAAATTGTTCTTCGAGTCAGAGGTTCCACATGACAGGGTGCAAGATAAGGCCTGGATGGAAGATGGTGCCATAGTGGAATGTATGTATGTGACATGGGAAGAGCCGATGTGGTGGAAACCCTTAAAGCGCAGGACGGACAAGAATTACCCCAACAACCGCCGCACGTTCTACCGAACCATCGTCAACATCAAGGAGAACATTGAGATGAAGGAGTTTTTAGATTGTAAACCATGAGGTAATACCCACCCTCTTCGGGTAGTTCATGTTCCTTCATCATTTCGTCGTTCATCAAGAACCATTTGTTCCTCCTCTTGACGAAACTGACATAATGACCGTCATTCTGATCACCGACGTGAAGAGCCGTAGAAATGAGATTGTATTGCTTGTTATCAATGATTAGTTTTTCTAAAATCTGAACGTGACATTTTTTATCGAACGAGATGATGAGAACCTGGGGAAGCTGGGAAAATACCATACGCGTAGTGGCTAGGTGATGTTTCTTCCCATCATCATCTACATAGTTATCAACAACATTCCAGTCTGTGCTTTTTGATAGAATCTGACCCATATCCTTTCCTGAAGAAGTGACCAAATGAACACAGAAATCCTCTTCATTCGATGACTTCCCTGTGGGCCAAATAGTTTCCTGAACTTTCTTTCCGTAGAACCATTTTTTGATTTCTGGGGTGGACCTCTCGAGAATGTCTATGATGCACAAGAGAGCCTCCTGGACGTCGTGTTGCTCGTTCGTCTTAAATCTCGGAAACTTCTCCTGAAACAAGGTGAGCAATTGGGACACGTTCACACTGTCCTGACCCCTCGTCCAATACACTTTCGTCAATTCCGAATATGCCCTGGAAAACAAACAAGGTCCATCATATGGGTGTCGTATGTAATGATTTGATAAAACTGGTATGTACAACATACATTGAAGAGCTGTGTTGAAATAGCATGTGTTTCCTTGATTTTCAATACCCTTCATTAAATTTTGTGAACATAAAACACTTAAGGGAAAGACGCAATATCAAAAATGACAAGAACAAGAACATGAACATTCAAGCTATCGTTGACAAGACCCTTCCCTTCTTCGAGGCCCACAAGAATGAGGGGGACATTGAAGTGGAGATTCGCCTCGGACGTCATAATGGATCCCTTTTCGACACGAACGTTGGAAAAGATGTTTGGAAACGAGTTCTGAATGCATTGAAGAAGTATGACGGTTGGGAAGAAAAGAAGACGAAGTCTGTTGAAGTCTACTACAACGACTCTAACAGTATCAGGATTACAAGTGACGAGGATTCGGGGGAGCAGGAGATGATTCAGAAAATCAAGGTTCACAAGGAAGACTTTGTCGATAGCCAACAACCCTTGGATGTCAGGTTTTGCATCGCGAGAGAAATTCCAACCACAGGTGAATATGAGATGGATAGGAAACGATCCAAGACGAGACACTCATTCGTGCGGAAGAATTTGAGCATTGACATGACCATCTCTTCCGGTGACAACGCCGACATGGACTCAGAGGAGGAAGCCTCGTATCAGATTGAACTCGAAATCATCAACCCCAAAGACGTGGACTCTGTGTATAAATTTTTCAACATCATCAACAAAATTAATGACATTTCCAAACTCGTATAAAATCTCTGCATACAATAGATATGGCCGCGGTGCTGTTGATGCTGGGTTCAGTCATGTCAGCAGCTATTGCTGGTAACAGGTCAGTGAAGAAAGAAGTGGAAGTGGAAGTGGTCGAAGAGGTTCCACAGGAAAGAGTGTCAAACTCGGCCTTCTGGTCAAAGGAAGTTGAACGTGTGAAGACGGAACCTGCCAAGGAACCTGCCAAGGAACCCACAAAGGAACCTGTTCCAGTTCCACTCGACTGTGAAGGTGAATGGTCTGACTGGTCTAGATGCACAAAGGATTGTGATGGTGGGACACAAACCAGAAATTTCACCATACGACAAACCCCTAAAAATGGTGGTGAGGCTTGTCCGAAAGAAGTAGAAACTAGACCGTGTAATACAGAGCCGTGTCAACCACTCGATTGTGAAGGTAAATGGTCTGACTGGTCTAAGTGCACAAAGGACTGTGATGGTGGGACACAATTTAGAAATTTCACTATATTACGACCCCCTGAAAACGGTGGTGAGGCCTGTCCGAAAGAAGTAGAAACTAGACCGTGTAATACAGAATCGTGTCCAGAAATACCCATAACTTTGAATGGGTATAAGAATGTACACACAGATCAGGGTGACTCAGGAGTAGGTAAGCAGTGTGGAGGGTCACCCATATACAGCAGTGCAAAATGGGAACTCGTCAACTCGGATGAAGAAAAGGTGGAAGCCACTTCTTTTGACGACCCATATTACCACAAGTATCAGAGACGAGCAGCTTTCAAATGCAACGAAGATCCATTCTGTGGAAACATCACGGTCACGAAAGATGGAAAATATGAAACTTTTCATCCGAGCCAATGTATAAACACAATTGCTAACTCGGATGTGGTCACATGGAAGAAGGTGGATAACACAGTCGCTGCGAGGGATGTTCCAAAAACCGGTTCATTCAATTCTCAAGAAATAAATGGTTACACCGCGATCCATCGTGAGGTTGATGAACCACCACAAAAATTTTCATGGAGAGTTAAAGGTAAGGATGAAAGGGATATTTTATGTGATTGGAAGCAAAAGGTTAAATACGGTAATAACATTACGGCACAGGGTCCGGAAGTCGAGTTCGACTCTCCAGAATATCAAAAGTATGTAGAAAATGCTATATCAAAATGTGAAATGGAACATGATTGTAATTTTGTGTCTGTGAAGAAGAATGGTTATACTAAAATGTTTAAAGCATGTTCCGATCTTAGTAAATATTCGTTTAAGGGGTATAAAACATTTAAAAGAGGGGATAATCTTCCCTTTAGACCCGAACCTCCCGAAGAAATTGGTGCTGGTCTAAGTTTTACAGAGCAACATAAAGCATCGTTCATGGGATATAAGCCCGTATCTCATTACCATAAATGTAATAATCACTCACAGGCTCTCACCAATGAATTTATACGTGAAGAGGGTGAAGATAAGTTGGAATGGGACGATTTTTTCTCACATAAATACCAAACATTGCTAAAAAGGGGTATAGAAATATGTAACAAAGATCCGAGGTGTCAGTATTTAGAACTAGATCATGCGAATGCGATCGTGAGAACATTTAAAAAGGCCGATTGTGAGCACCCACAGGCTGTTCATAACACTGGTAAACACAAAATATGGGAAAAGACAGACTGGAAAGATCCAAACATACAAGAACCTATTCACGGATATCAACAATACGGATCGAAAAACGTTTCTTGTGGAACCACGAACCCCCAAGCTGGGTGGATTACACAAGGTGTTGTAGAAGGTCGCACTCAACCTGCCGAATCGTTCACTAAATTTGATAAAACCATCGATGACACGTATAATGACTACTTAAAAAAAGGTGCTATGGTGTGCAATGGTGATCCCAATTGTAAATATGTATCCGTTTGGTTAGACGGAACATATAGAACATTCGATGCCAGTGCATGTGAAGATAAACCGACGGTGGGATATGCAGATGTGAAGACATGGAAAAAGAAAGACCCCAATGTTGTTGGAAGCACACCAACTCCGCCACCCCCACCACCTCCACCACCTCCACCTGTGAAACATGGCTATAAAAACGTTCATACCTCTAAAATGTGTCCCGAAAACAAACAAAAATGGGTAAAATTCTCCGGAACCACGGTCGGATTTGAAAGCACTGAATATGATGACAACCTTAAATCAGGAATTATGAAATGTAATGACGATCCAAAATGCAAATACGTTACTTTATTCAGAGATGGTTTAACTGGGTTGGTAAGTGAAGGTGAATGTGATTCTCCTAGTCCAGTGCAAAATGCGAAAATATGGGAAAAGAATGATCCTAACGTCATCGGTTTCTCACCCCCTCCACCCCCTCCACCCCCTCCACCCTTACCTCCACCTTTCAATTGCGGTGGAAATCGTAATGCTCAGATTCCTTTCAGTAGTCTAAATGATGGTAAGTGTGACTGTTTACCTGGTTTTGACGACGAAGGCGTCGATGACAATGGGGTTGCAAAGGGTGCCTGCAAACCTCAACAGTTGGGTAGTTTATTGAATAAAGCTTCGTTATTCAGTAGCTATTACTATCCACAACAAATTGACGAAGAAGTACCAGCAACAACACGTTATCCCGAGGTAGCTAAAAATTGGTCTGGTGGCTATACGTATGAAGATGGTATTTTTACCGCAAAAACACAAAAAGACACTATAAAACAACAGCTTCCATACTTGATCAAAGAGGACAAATCAGGATGGTCAAATCAGGTCTTCACCGGTAAAACAAAATCTCAATGTGAACAAATCTCAAAAGATCATCCCAGGTCGCCGGGGTTTACCTACTTTGTGAAAGGTAGAAACGGAAGAGGAAACAGTTCGCTATGTGTAGTTTATGGTGGAAATAATGGTAATCCAACTGACAAGAAGTGTGTTACTGGTCATGCAGAACATCCAGATTGTTGGGAACGTAAACCCACTCAATTAGAAAAAGATTACGAAAATGGGGTAAGAATGTACAACCCATCCAAAGCGGGTCAACAGGGTACGTTCTGGAACTGGGGTGGTTTTAGGGCTGGGGAATGGGAAAAAGATAAGTACTGGACATAAAAATCTCATGATACTGTAATGAGCAACTCAACCAATGACGGGGGGTCGAGTTTAGGGATAGCCTTACTCGTCATGTCTTGTCTATCATATATGTCATCACTGAGTTCTTCTATCAGCAGTGTCATGCTGTCAAGCGCTGAACCAGCTCCAAAATCGTCAGAAGAGAGCTTGCCCGGTGAGATTTCTGACTTTGTTTTGGAATCAGAACCGGAACCGGAACCGAAACCGGAACCGGAACCGGCTTCCTTCTCAGCAGAAACGATGTCCCAAACATTCGAAGTGGAGGGAGAGGAGGAGAAGAAGGAAGAAGTCAAGAAAGAAACGTTCAAACTTCTTGAAGATAAAGACTATAGCACGGGTGACTTATATCATTATCACCCGAACTCCGACGTTCCATTTACCAAGGAAAGATGTTTACATGATTGTTCTGTAGATTCCAAATGCAAGGCTGTTGTGTTTAATGGGGCGATGACCAAGTGCTGGGCTAAGAGAATGGCTGACCACGAACTTCCCTTACACAGGAATAATACAGACAGGGTCGCGTATGTAAAGAAGGATACATATGAAGAAGCCATGAAAAAATATGGGTAATCAGTATATGATCTACGTCGTATTATTCGTCGTGATACTATGTCTGATGCATGAAAAACATACCAAGGTGGAGGAAGTGGAGGGTTCACACTTCTTCTACCTCAGTGGTGGAGCTTCTAAGGATGTATACGAAAAGATGCGTCGAAACGATATGAGTGATGAAGAACTCAAAGATTTCATCATGATGGAAGACCAACTGTTAGGTCTTGAACAAAAGGCTGTGTGCACCGGAATTCCATATTCTTTACAGGGAAATGGAATATCAAAGAAGATCAAAGAAAAGTTCCCGAAGTACAACTTCAATTATCACACGATTCATCTCAAACAATTGGCAGAACCTGGAAAAACCATAAACCGTAGAATCGTGTGTCAAGCTTAAAAAGATAAAGCACGTCACAAATATGGACAATGGTAGACATCTGGTCGTTGAACGTCCCGATGGCTCTATCGCGATAGCATTTAACGAAGACATTCAACCACCTTCAACACGAACGCATGTCACTGTTCGTGTTATCGGATTCCGTTATACTCACGGTTCAAAACTTTCAGCGAATATGCTATTTTATATCAGTGTTTTCATGGCAGCATTTTTTCATAGGGCGATCGACATCTTCAACGCCTTCATGATCCTGATCACCATGTCGTTATTGTATTCAGAGTGGCTCGTTTCTAAATCTCAACTCTTGTGTCACGGAATGGTGTCTTCTCTATTATTCCTTCCAGTTCTTTCAATTCATATGTGGGATCAGGTCGCATATCAATTGGGTTGCATGGTGTTGTGTTTCATTTCACATTTCACCTCGGAAGATATTACTGTTGAGCATCTTGAACAAATTCCATAGAAGCATCTTATGTTGTGGACTCTCCACATCCTCCCAGTTGTCATACACGTGCATGATGAGTTTGTTGTCATCAATCTCATCACGTGCTCTAAAAGAAAGTGGTGCCAGGATTCCTTGACTTCTCACGGCCCTGATATAATCAGCGATGATGTAGATGATGGCGTCGAGAAATTCTTCCCTCGCCATATCCAACCACGAGTTTCTCTCAGTTCCCCATCGTTGGGTGTTGTCACTCACTCGCACACCGTGATTATATTTTCTCAACCCTAGCTCTAACCGTCCGATTAATTCCTCTCGGACGGGCATTTGAATTTAAGTTGTTTCTCCGCTTTAACCAATTTTTCCTATACTCATCCATCTTTTTCTGAGAAGGTTCACGCTTGAAGTTCCTCACGTGGTTCATGATGTAGTTTGAAGCCATATTTCTCCAACTGTTCCTCATGTTGTATGGAATTCCAGTCACGTTTACCTTGTTCATGAGGAATTTCTTTTCCAACGCGTTTCGTCTTTCAAACTTCCACCTGTTCACCATACGCTTTTCCAAATTTTTAACATCGCCTTTGAAAGGTAGACCGGTGGTTTTGTTGGGTTTCAGACGGTTCATGGCATTCTTCACGTTTTGCACATCTCTCGTGAGGTTAGGGCTGTAGCGCTTTATCCACTTGGAACCATATTCCTTCTCGAGTTGTTTACGGATGGAGTTGTCATTCAGACCACGTTTTTTGATAGTCTTCTCGCGGAGGTTTGCGGCGCGTTTATTTATTTTATTGCGCTGCACCTCTCGTTTGGTTGGTTTTGGTTTTGGAGGTGGGGACTTTGGTTTGGACACCTTATTGTTACGGTATTTCTCAATCTTTTTACAGATCACCTGCTTCGTATCCTTGGGGTCGAGGGGAATCTTCAAAATTTTAGCGATGCGCTGAAGTTCTTTCTTCCCTGTGTTGTTACACAAGGTCTTATTAACCCTAAACATATTACCCTTGCCGGAAAGAGAGGAGTTTTTGTTCTTGTTTGTGTTTCTAAACGTCTGGGTGTTCGTCTTCTTCTTGATCATGTCACATATCTCGGATCTGGTCGCGTTTCGAGTTCCCGTGGCGCCTCTTACTCTAAAGTTAACGATACCAAAATTCTTCGCAAGATCCACTATTTCGGATCTCTTCATGCGCTCACAGATCTTGCCGGTTATTTTGACCGCTTTCATCTGATTTTCGGTCAACTTTCTCTTCTTGTATACACGTTTGACTCTTGTGTTCACCACCTTCGCCTTGGCCTTGGACTTCTTCTTTTTGGGTTTCGCTTTCGTTTTATTTCTCCTCGGGGATCCGAGAACGATGTCTCCCTCCCCATCGTTATGGAACTGTTGAATCAATTTAGAGATGGACCTGTAGCCATTCTCGAGGACGGCTGGATTCTTTGCCCCAATGAGCTGCACGTTACCTGATCTAGTCAGGTTTACGGTGTATCCTTGCATGCTCACATACATCATGGGGGAGATTTCAGGGACATAGTTTACCGTGCCATACTTGGCAAACTTAAACTGCAATCTTTTCAGGTTTAAGCTGCCATTTATACTAAACTGACCACTTAAATTATTGAACTGAATTGGTCCATTAAAGAACGGTTGTCCTCTCGTGTAGTTGTCGACGACGTAACGACGAATGAGTTCTGGTTGTCTGGACATGTGACTCACCAAAAATCCACCCGAGAAACGAATCTTTCCGTTTTTGTAAATGTTCACATTTACCCCCTTGCTCTCCCCAAGATCGTTGGATATGACAATCTTGAATTCCACAGTCACGAGAGGGATGTTCATGTTACCCTTGAGACCTAGATCACGTGTATGTCGGAGGGCGATCTTTTGTGTGCCGTATCTACCCAACATCTCCGTAGTCTCTATATAAAGACCGTCGGCGATTTCAGATTTAGCGAGTGGGGTTCTCCTTAAAATATCCTTAAGTTCGAGAACCACATCCTTCTGACCATATCCACTATCAACACCGGCGTTGAACATACCAGGCTTAAAGGGAGAAATTTCGAGGTTCATGTTGTTGGCAAATAGAGATTCATTTATTTCTGGCATGGTGAACTCATCGATTTCACCAAAGCTTTCTGCTTCCATCGCATTTCTGACTAATTTGTTGGTGTTTAAATCGGCAAATTCATTTGCTAAAGGGGAATTTTCAAATTGGGCAAAGGTGCTACGTCTTTGAGGAGGAGGGGGAGGGGGTCGTCGTATCTCTGTTCTCACAGGTTCACGGAAACCAGCTCGCCGCATACGATCTTCACGATCTTTGATGCGCTGTCTCCGTAACATATCCTCCTCAAGTTCTCGCGCAAAATTATCATTGTTCGAGTTTGAGTCTGAATTTTGGATCTCCACCCCAGATCGTCTCACAAATTCTCTGACCTGCTGGCTCATGTTACTATATGTAATTATTTTTTTAGTGATTGTTTCCTACTGTAAGTTCCTCCTCGACGATGTCCACCCCGTAAAACACTGGCTGAGAAGGATAATCCCTACCCTTATAGTTCACAGCTTCAGTCTTAACGGTGATCCCATACGCGCTGAAGGGTCCAACGTAAAAGTCAGGATTGAACAGGTCAGGTTTCTTACCCTTGAGACTTCTCGAACAGTGTGAGTTATACGCCTGGACGAAGATGTCTTCTGGAACAAACTTGTCCTTCTCCTTGATGACGCGGATGGAGTTGAGGAAGTGATGAAGTGTGTTTGCCACCATCGCGACTTGGTTCTGAATCGTTTTGAAGTATTTAGGAACGACGTTCCAGATGTCGCGGTCGTTGTATTTCCCCGAGTATTCCAGATACGCGCGGACACATTTGAGAAGAATGGCTGGTAGTTCCGCTTCGAGTTTGCGGTCAAGATTGGGATCGGCTTCTTGAACTTGCTTGGTGAAGTTCCATGGAAGGATGCGACGGAGGACGGAGCCTGACTTATCGTTCCAGTTTGGCACCTCGTTGCCACCCAGAATACCAGGAACCTTCCAGTTGGGTAGGGAGACGGCCTGTTTGTTTTTGATGTTCACAGCGATTCCTTCACCAGACACTAGAGACTGGAACTCCGCCTGTTCCAACGCGAGATCACCCTTCACCTCTGGGGCGACGAACAAAAACGCGTCTTTGATAGCGGAAAGACCAAACTTTCTCTCAATGTTGTTACCCAATGTCTTCACGTCGACTGTGTCGTAAAACCTCTGAAACACGTTGTTGATCAGCGTAGATTTACCCGATCGGGCGATACCTTTGAAGAAAGGAATTACCTGCCACTTGTCTAGATCACCAACATCGTAGCAAAGACGACCACCTACGACATACGCCCACTTGCACACCTCTTTTTCAAAACCCTGATAGTCGAGAATCTTGTCAAAGTTCGGTGTGGGAATATCATACCAATCCTCAACATCAGAGTAATCTACAAACTCCTGGTCGAAATACTTACAAGCGATGATCGCCGGATCCAAAACCCTAAAATCCACGCTGTCATATGGGTAAAACTTACACGTGGGGTGACCCTCGTGCTGAGGTCCATTCTCTTTACCGATGAAGACTCCATTCTTAAAAGACCACACATGACGCCTCTTCTCGATAACAGGAAACTGGGGGTCGATACAGTTCGTCATATGATGAGTCACATCCCTGTAGATGTTTCCCTTGCTGGTGAAATTCTTCCAGTTGTTGAGTTCATCATCCTTTGGAGCGAGAGAATAGATGAAAGATGAAATCTCAAACTTGGGTTTCCAGGCACGAGTGCCATGACCAGCAACTGTCTTGATCTCTTCGTAACAGTAGTCTCTATATCTACGATACCCACGCTTCTGCGTCTCGTCGAGACAGTGAATAATACACTTTTGGTAAGGGGAACAAGACTCAATTTCATCCTCGTCCATTGCACAGGGGTCGGCGAATGAACTGATGAGAGGCTGGGCTGTTGGGTTTACAACACGTTCAAAGGCGTTGTAATGTCTCCTAACGTTATCATACCCATCCTTTAGCTGCTTGACGACGTTGTTTACCCTCTTGAGAAGGGTAATCCCATTGTCATCTTCCTTGGACTTAATTCCAAGTTCGCCCATGCGGTTTCGCAGATCCAGGAGGTATCGCCTCTGCTTCTCTTTGATGCCTTTCACAGCCATGAGATCAATTCTCTCCGCCATCGGGTTGTTATGTTCATCCCAGTTCTCTTTGTGCAAGAACTGACGGTAGCCAAGTTCCCGTGAGTTTCTGAAATCCCCCGTCCTGAGATCCCAGGCCTTCTCAAAAATTTCCACGACTTTACAAACTTCATCTTCTTTCATCGACTGGATTGACCGTTTTTGCAGTTCCAATAGTGCTTCATACCTATCCGGTTCCTTATCGATGAAGTGGGTTTCCTCCATTTATAGTACTTACAAATTTTCTCTCTAATTGATTTTCCAAAATTATATTTTGCTCAAAATTTTGATCAGGATTTTATTTTGGGTTTGGAGTTGCTGAGCGATTGTGACCAGAGCGGTGCATACCGTGTCACCATCCTCGGTCGCGAGAAGGGAGGTCATGAGAGACACGAGATCCACGTCATCATCCTCATCCTCATCCTCGTCAATATCGACGAGCTCCTCATCATCATCGGTGACGGTTTCGAGATCTTCATTTTCATCCTCGGGAACGATTTCACCTTCCTCGAGATCTTCAGGGCGAACGGACATTTTATCTAGACCGAGAAAAATTTGATCGCGGAAAGTCGCAGAATTATTTTCTCTGTATATAGTACAAAAACTCTCAAAATGGCCGGTGGTCTTATGCAACTCGTAGCTTACGGTGCCCAGGATGTCTACCTTACTGGTAACCCCGAGGTAACCTTTTACCAGGCGAAATACAAGCGCCACACCAACTTCGCGATGGAGAACATCGAGCAGACCCTCAACGGTAACCCCGGCAACTCCGGCCGCGTTTCCGTGACTGTCGCCCGCAACGGTGATCTCGTCGGTGACATGTATGTCCAGCTGAAGACCGCCGCCGCGAATGCTTCCCCCGAGTGGGCTGCCGAGCGCGCGATCTCTTCCGTCGAGCTCTCCATCGGTGGTCAGCGTGTAGACAAGCAATACCAGAAGTGGTGGCGCCTCTACACCGAGCTTCACCTCGATGAGGCCAAGAAGGCCACTTACGGCAAGATGACCTCCGCGGGCCAGGGCAAGACTGTGTTCCTCCCCCTCCTCTTCTTCTTCAACCGCAACCCCGGTCTCTACCTCCCCCTCATCGCGCTCCAATACCACGAGGTCCGCATCGATTTCGACCTCGCTGGGGACATGAACACCTACCTCGACCAGGGCGTCTTCAAGGTGTGGGCTAACTACATCTACCTCGACACCGAGGAGCGTCGCCGCTTCGCTCAGAAGGGTCACGAATACCTCATCGAGCAGGTCCAGCACACCGGTGTTGACACTGTCGACGGCGTCAACGGTGGCACCAAGCAGATCCGCCTTTCCTACAACCACCCCGTCAAGGAGCTCGTGTGGTGCCTTGCTGGCACGGATGCCGAGAACCTCTGGCACTTCGGTAAGGGTTCGGCTCACCCCACGCTCGCTCTCGGTCCCTCGGATGCCACCGCGACCGCCCCCAGCCACCTTCCCATTACCGCGGCTACTGGCGCTCCCGTCGTCGTGACCGGCGGCACTGGTGCTGTTGCCTGGACTGAGGAGTCTGAGGGTGCGATGGAGGAGTTCAAGCTCGTCCTCAACGGCCAGGACCGCTTCAAGGCGCAGGACGGTAAGTATTTCAACCAGGTCCAGCCCTTCAACCACCACTCCGGCTGCCCCTACCCCGGTGTCTACTCCTACTCCTTCGCGCTCAAGCCCGAGGAGCACCAGCCCACCGGCACCTGCAACTTCTCCCGCATCGACAACGCGCAGGTCTCCATCAAGACCGTTGCCTCCAGCGAGGCGACCAACCTCCACATGTTCGCGACCAACTACAACGTCCTCCGCATCCAGTCGGGTATGGGTGGCCTTGCCTTCTCCAACTAAATGCTCACTAGAAGTATTTTAGTAAATATCATTAAAAATCCTTTTTAAATATCGTGCACTGCGCTATTTAAAAATGATCACCTCTCTTACAGTCCCTCCACCCTTCGAGGCGAAGTTCCTTCTTTTGTGTGTCACATTTTGGTTTGGTGCTCTCGATGGTCCAGATGGTGCGCTTCTTGGATTGCGCGACTTCTTCTACGGTTGGGTGAGTCACTCTCATCAGACCCTTGACGAGCAGCGACCACCGGAGAAGACATTCTTCTTCATTCGATTCGAAACCAATGTCCCATATTTCTTTCGGATCGGGGGATGAGTAGTTGCGAAGTTTTACCCGTGATTCCATACCCGAATACTGTTCCAAGAATCTTTTTGTCATGGGCGACATTTTAAAAGTGGGCACCCCCGCTGAGTAAGCCGTTGTTGACCCGGTTTTGAGAAAGTGTGCACCCCCCCTCTAAAAATGTGAGTTTTGAGAGATATGTCGTGGCGCACGACTATGGTGTCGTACTCGACGTCGTGTGCACGAATATGTAGTTTTTAGGACGTTTTCTGTACGCTTCCCCAGGGGATGTACAGCTCGGTGCCGCGTACGAGTGACGTGCGAAGTCGCTTAAACGCGAAAGATGAAAGTATACCATGTTGCGCAAATTATTTGACATTCTTACAAAAGTTGAAAAACCCATATTAGGACGTTGGAATCTCAAATCATGTAATGAAATTTCAACATCTATCAACTCTGTATACCAAAACAGAGATCACTGTGGAGATACTATATGTAAAACACCTAAAAAAGCATCGGAATATGAAATTGGAATAAAACAAAAGTCTCAGGACAAAGTATGATAGCTACGGCATTTCTCAATCATCCTCATATGAAGGGCGTAGTCGAATTCTTTGAGAGGGGAACCAAAGTGATAATAAAGGGAACACTTCGTTCCAATAAATACAAGAACAGCACTCACGGAATTCATATCCACGAGGCAGGTGACCTCACTGACGGGTGTGCAAGCGCATGTGCTCACTTTAACCCATACGGAAAAAAACACGGTGGACCAAAATCGACGGAAAGACACGTTGGTGACTTGGGTAATATCAAGTTCGACAGTAGGGGCGTTGCCAGGTTCCGAATGGTGGATCCACTCGTCAAGCTGCGAGGGTCGAAGGCGAACGTGATAGGTCGCGCGATTGTCGTTCACGAGGATCCTGATGATTTGGGACAAGGTGGACATGGTGATAGCCTGACCACTGGGCATGCGGGAAAGAGAATCACATGTGCCGTGATCGGCTACTCGAAGAAGATGTGTAAGAAGTGAGAATTAAGATAAAGGGGAATGTCGATACATAACTATGTATGAAGTATACACTGACGGAAGCTGTTTAGGAAACCCTGGACGTGGTGGTTGGGCTGCCATATCTTCAGATTTTAGATTATGTGGCTCTCAACCCAATACTACGAACAATGTGATGGAAATGACTGCCATTATTAAAGCTCTCGAACAGTGTCTGTGGATGAAAAAGACTTGTGTGCGTATAATTACTGATAGCAATTACGTGAAGAATGGAATTACCGCGTGGATACATAATTGGAAAAAGAATGGATGGAAAACAGCCAGTGGTGCAGATGTGAAAAATAAAGAGTTGTGGACTAAGATGGATGAACTGAGACAGAAAATTACCATGATTGAGTGGAGGTGGGTGAAGGCCCATAATGGAAATGCCCAAAATGAAGCTGTAGATAAATTAGCCAGGGAATGTGCGAAAAATTTATCTGAATAGAATAGATGCCATGAGTGTTCAAAACTTGTCAAAACTGGATGAACACTGTGAATGGTGTGAAAAGCAGGAGAAGTTACTTATCAAGTGGGCCGAAAAAGCAGCCGGATACCGATGGCTGCATAACCACGCCAGGCTATATTATAAAAAACAAAATGACTGGTTGGCTTACCCCTCCATTATCATAGCCTCGATAACAGGTGTCGGTGGTTTCGCGGTTCTCAATCCTAGTGGAAATGAAGATGTTTCTCAGAACACGAAGAACAATATCATGATCATCCAATACTTTTTTGCCTTTCTCAACGTTTTAGGTGGGATTCTCTCTTCGATAAGTAAATTCAGTCAGAGTCTTCCCCTTAGTGAGTCACATTCTGCGATGTGTGTACAGTGGTCAAAATTCTATAGGTCGATAGACATGGAATTGTCACTAGATATCAAACACCGAGGGGATGTCGTTGAGTTTATCATGAAGTCTCGTGAAGAGTATGATAAACTCTTGGATGAAGCTCCAGATATACCTTCAATTTCCATCCAAGCTTTCTTGGTTCAGTTCCCTGAAAAGGAGAATAAACCAGATGTGTGTAACGGTCTCAGCATCGTGGTAAGTGATGACGCGGCGTCGGTTTCGGGTCGGGCAGTTACTAGGTGGTTGGGCGCGTTTCAGAACGTGACGTCATCGAACCGGAGAAAGAGTAAAGAACTTGATGAATTACACAGAGTGGAATCAGTATAATTTTCTCAGCACATTGTAAATGTCTATGAAGCTTGTAGCCTTTTTAGTGACGACCGTGGTTTATGGTATAATCTATATGGCCATGGATAAAGCGGATGGTAACGCCTTCGGGTTTGGGAGCTGGATTGATCCCTTTTACTTCAGTTTCACCACGATGAGCACGGTAGGGTATGGTGATTTCTCACCTGGAACAGATATCGCGAAGATGGTTGTCATGTCACATCAATTTATCCTCATTGCGGAGATTATGAGTCTGTTTTTCGAGAGCGATAATTCCAATAACAACACTCCTATGAGAATGCCAGCCATGCAACAGATGATGCCGCAGGCGTTGATGAATAGAATGCGAAAGATGAAATAAACTTAAAAAAATGAAGTTATGGATGTATATAATGAACATCGGAATCCTAACAGCCGGTGGTGTTTGTCCAGGTGTAAACAACATTGTGAAGACTCTTACCCTGTACGAAAACTCTCAAGGCAATCGCGTATTTGGTTTTAATGAAGGTTTCAAAGGTCTGAACCACAACCTTCGAACGGATCTTAATAGACAGAAAGTCGAAGATGTCCCCGGGTCTATTTTGCGTGTATCTTGTGAACCAGTAAATATTAAAAAAAGTAAAAACAACTTGTCTGACCTGGATCGTTTGTATTGCATTTGCGGTAATGAATCTATGAAAAGTGCCGCTAAGCTCGCCATGAACGACACGATCGATACGAATGTTATCGGTATCGCCAAAACTATCTTCAATGATATTCCTGGTGTGGAAGCTGTTGGGTTCCAGACTGCCGTGCAGGAGTTCGCTACTTACATAGATTACGCCTACACGGAAGCTTCTACCACAAATTCGATTGTCTTTTTGGAAACACCTGGAAACAAAGAGTCTCTCCTCTCCACAAATGCGGTGTACGCTAAATATTCAAAGGTGACGGACATCATCAACAGTCAGACTGTGAACAAAATCTCTATGCGTCAGATTCAGAACAACGCAGAAACGAATGGCTTCGCTGTCGTTGTAGTCGCAGAGGCTTGCGACTACAAAGAGGTAATTGACTATCTGAAGAAGGAGACGGACAATGAAGTTAAGGTGATGAGCCCAGGATTTGTAATCCGAGATGTGAACGCCTGTATTTACGACAGCATTCTTTCTGTGAAGGTGGCTAAAGAGGCATTCATGGATGCTCAAAAAATGAAAAACTTCATTCGTGGTGGTGACACTAGGATTCTGTTTGAAGACTATATTGAGATGGTTTAAGCGGCTTAAAGTAATGAATCGTAAACCCTGTGTGGGAGAGTCCCACCGTTATACCAAAGGTTAGTCACATAACCGAGATGCGCCGTTCTTATAGCTCAGTTGGTTAGAGCGTGGTGCTTATAACGCCAAGGTCACGGGTTCGAGCCCCGTTGGGAACATCGTTTTAGATGCATTTGCTTTGTGCATGTAAAACTTTAGTACCCCCACTTGACATCTTGCATCGTCGCGTTTTTGTTTTGTCTTGAAATGAAATTTTCTTGTCCATGATCTCTGTGTCCTATTGTGCTCATGTGAGATCTGTCTATGCGCATATAGTCTCTTAGATCCTTGTAGAAGACTCGAGCACCTTCAGCTATCAGATCTTCGTGTTTCATATCCACGTGGTTGTCCATCGGGTAGAAGTATTTGATGTATTGTTTCATGTTTGGGACATGCACCAAATAACATTTTGTGCTCGATATCCATTTCACTTGTTCGATCTCAGTCTCTTCGTTATGATACGGGAGTCTTGACAGACAGTGAAAGAAACACATTTCAAAGTCGTCACCCTTTTTGTCGATGACATCTTGAATTTGATTGTACAACTCTTTCGATTTCACAATGACATTATCTTCAAAAATGACCGCGTATTTCAACCCCTGATCAAGACACCTTTCATAAAACTCCATGTGACCCATGAAACAACCGATCGCCCCCATGTTAAAATAGGTGATGTCAGGTCTCTGCACCTCCGAGTTGTAATGCATTTCGACAGCCTTTTTGAAGTATTTTGGTTCGATCCGATCTTCATACTCTCTCGCGGTCTCTATGTTTCTGGTATCAGGTCCATAGATGACTTCGATTGGTATGCTCGCGTCGTGGTTTTTGAAGAATCGTTCTTGCCTCAACTTCTCTGTCTTCATCGTCAGAAGGAAGCACTTATACTGATACTTTATCTTCATGCCAGCGATGATGTACAAACTGATGATGAACAAGATGAAGAATGCTATCATACCTACTTAAGAAATACATTTTAAATTTAGACAATGGATGACATCATAAACCCGATTGGATTGGTAAGTTCAATTCTCATCACCATCATGTTTGTCCCACAAGTAGTTCATGTATACAAAACCAAAGACACTCACGCGATCAACTATACATTTTTGTTCATGAATCTTCTCGCGAGTGTCATGGGTCTCGTATACTCAATCTATTTTTCTGTGGTCCCGATGATAGTAGCCAACACATCAGCTGGTCTTTTCAGTGTCTCACTTGTAAGTATGAAGTACGTAAACGAGGTTAAAGAGGAGAAACGAAATATTGACAGAGAAGCACCGGCTCTCATAGTGTAGTTGGTCAACACTGTGGACTTTGAATCCACCACCCCTGGTTCGAATCCAGGTGGGAGCTTCCATCCCCCCTTAGCTCAGTTGGGAGAGCAGTGGACTGTAGTTCCAAGGGTCATTCGTTCGATTCGAATAGGGGGGATCCATTCTTTCATAGCTCAGTTGGTAGAGCGGCAGACTGTTAATCTGTAGGTCATCGGTTCGAACCCGATTGAAAGAGAAACAAACTTAAAAATACTAAGCTTAACAAAAGTAATGTCAACTGTTGTTAAGCTTTTGTTTGCACCCCTGGCGTCTAGGAAGAGTAAGCCAAACAGACCACGTTCGTCGCTTCTCGATCACCCCCCGCCTCCAGTTGATGTGAATAGTGAATGGAAGTTTGGCCCCTATTCGTGGAAGGCGACAGTTGAAGCCGTCGACAGTGATGGTGTTGTCGACAGGACATTCATCGGATTTAGTCAAAATATGAATATCACAGACAGGACGAAAGATGCATGTGATAGACACAAAAGTGAAGGCACTACCTGTGGAGAACCTCAGATGGCCATGAAGGGTGGGGAATGTGACGAAGTCATCTTCATGAAAATTAAAAATCACGAGAATCTCATCAACCTTACTAAACCCATGTTCTAGTCGGTGAGAAAGTTGTACGCGGCAGCTCCCGCCATGAGCGTTCCCGCCCCCTTGAAAGAGCGTGTAATCTGATACAGAATGAGAGATACTGTGACAAGACAACAACCCGCAGAAATCAGACCGATCCCGATCGTTTTTCCGGGCAGTGGATTCAGTGTGCTGTCCGCGTGATCTTTGGGGTTATAATGCACTGGAACTGTTTCACCAGCTTTTAATTTGACTGAACTACTCTTTCCATTTGATATACCCTCGTAGCTTTTACCGTTGACATCATATCTGTATTCTACGTTGCAATCGTAGTATATTCGCCCCTCTTTATTTTTTGTCTTTGTGCAGTCGGCACTATTGTATACACCGGTGACCCTCGATGTATACTTTGGTTTTCTCGACAGTAACGCGACCCCCGACGTGCTCATCGACGACGCGACGAAAATTGCGATGACCAGTCGAAATAACGCGATACTGCGACCAATCTTGTTCCCCGTATTGATGATGTTATTCATCGTTACTGTATGTGCATATTTTTAATTCACATCTTGCAACATTTGTAACCCCACCTGACCCAATCCTTTGGAGCTTCCCCACCCTCACTGATTTCAAAATCTACGCGGGTCAGGACTTCGGTTGGGTGACACTTTACCCTTCCGAGACCTTTGACTGGATCTATAGTGGCGTTGATTTTCTCCTTCAAGGCGTCTGTTGCGGTAACATTTTCACCACTCGTTCTGGTAAACTTACCATGTCTCATAGAATGTCTTAACTCCCTCGGACCTTCTCCTTGCGAAGCCAGAAATGGAGTCCACTCTGTATACTTCATATCCTTACAGGGCCCAAATACTGGCCTTTTGAGGCATTTATATTGGAAGTTTACGAGTTTTGGGTCGGGGTTATAATCCGCCGTCAAAGGGGAGTTGGGGTCTGATCTTATGTTGAACTCCTTACCCAATATGGAATCTTCCCACACGGGCTCGATCATATTGATCGGGAATGTTTTTGCAGCCCCATCCTCACCAAACTCTCCAGCTCCAACCGCTTCAAAGTCGCAATCCATGACGACTGAGCTTTCATTTTCCAAGGGCCCCTTCTCTGACTTTTTACCCGAAAGCGCTCTTGTCTTCTCATCGGTGATTGAACTCGTAGAATCACCGTCTACTCTCACCCTGTTATCAGAGTCCCACTCCCATCCCTCAGACCCCGTCAGACACTTATACAGTTGCTTGTAATTATCATGATACGATTTGAATTGATGTCTGTAGTTGAGTGTGGTTCCGGTCACTTCGTCAGTCTTTGGCTTGATGATGTCCCGTGTCTTAGAGAACTTCTCACTTCTAGTATGGAATGAGTTCAACGCGTCATCACCACAGTCAATTTTTAAAGGATCTTTATCAAATAGATTCGTCCAAGCGTTTTCTCTATATTTAATCCAATTGATGGTATTGGGGTCTTCACTTATGTTGTCAACCGCTTTGATGGTTTTTTCCAAGCCGCGAGTGCCACTGAACCATTTCTGGTTTTCGATGAGAGAGTAGCTATCCGGACCCATATTGGGTAAGACGGATCCCCTGTCTGGCCAAGTCAACGCGGATTCGACGGGACGCCTTCTGTAATACGCTCCAGATGGAAAATATGGCAACTGACCAAATCCCACTGAGGATTCTTTGCGTGTCTTAAAACTCACACTCCTCGGATCATCATACGCTGCAAGTTCTGACTCCATCTCTTCTTCCATCATTTTCAAGTAGTCATCACGGGCTTCCTTCTCCAAATCTTTCGTCTTCTCTTCTGACCCCGCGAAGTACAAACCCGCACCCGCGGTTCCTGTGAAGGAAAGTATCATGAGGTAAGATACACAGCACACCAGTAATATATTGAGAGCTGTCCCCATTTATATTTAAGGAGATTAAAATTTTGTGCTTTCTTTATCTGGTCCAATAGTGATGGGTGGTGCTTCAAGTATCTCAAGTTCAAATGTGTCTTCTTTTACTTGAGATGGTTTAACATACGCTATGCGGCAATCATTCGCTCGGAGTACTGGGTTGCCACTCTGCTGTGGCACGACAATGGGTTTACATAAAAGTGCGAACATCTTATACTTCTTCGATCCCACCGATGTAATATAGACTCCGATTAATTTTTCGTAAAAGATTCTTATTTTCCAGATACGCCACCCTCGGTCCGCGAATAAACACACCCTCAGTTTCCAAGCGTATATGCATATACTGTGTGCTATTATCCCGACAATAATTCGATCTCTCCCTGATGTTGTCGTCCGAATCAACGTAACAGTCAATCACGACGTCGAGGGGTCCCAAATGCTCAACCACAGATTCGAACGTCTCTTTCGATCCCTCGACAGATAAGGGTAAAAACGTGATCATGACACGGGGTTTTTCCATTTGTGAAACCATCCTTCGAGCGTCCGCGTAATTTTGGGAGATGTGCAATCGATGATCTTCTCGCAATCTCCAACCAAGTTTCGTTCCGACGGCTCTCAGAGAACTCGGAGTGACAATTCCTAACGACATTATTGTACTTTTAAGTCGCTCCACCCTTTTAAACTTATTTCACTTTCCTCACACCAGGGGTACACCTCATCACCCACAAAATGTAACGCCTGCGTTCCAGCGTCGATGCACTGGTCACAGATACTCTTATTGTCATCGATGATGAGACCGATGTTGAGGGCGCGACAGATATCAGACTTTTTCACTTCGTGGGGGGTGTAACTGTTGGTGAGAATAACATCATCAAAAATTCCGGGGAAGTAATGATCAATCCACAGTTCCGTCTCGTCTCGCACGACATCCTGACGACCTGTGACCACATACATTTTCTTAGCTTTTCCCTTTAGCATATACATGGCTTTTTGGGAGCCGCGCATTGGTGTGAGTTCCATGAAGGCTTTGGATTGGTAAAATTCTCGAACCATTCGTTGTGATGTTACTTCATCTATGTCAAATATCTCTCGGTATACATAATTATACTTTGGTTTACGTATAGTCTGCATGTGATATTTGGCCATTGGTTTGAGAAAGTGTACCAAGACTTCATCGATATCGATTGCCACCCTGTTCATTTATTTATTACAAACATTATTCATAGTCCCTAATTGCCACACCCACGGGAAAACGAGGCACATTTAACGCAGTCAGGTTTTGGAAACGAACCGTCAACATCTTTCCCATAAACTTCTCACGACTCCTGTATTGCTCTTCACGTTGCAAAATTGTTCCCTCCGGTCGAACTGTAAACTGATGTCCATCACCGTTCTTGCACACCCAAACGACAGCGTCCGCGTCACGGCCATGCCCCGTCTTGGCACCGACAATCTCATATTCTTCCGTCTGGAAGTCTTTGTGCTTGAGAAGATAGTTGCTTCGCTGTCCAACTTCATAGACACTCTCACGGTCCCGAATCATCGTACCCTCGTAACCCTTTTCCACGTGTTCTTTGTGAAACTTGGAAATCTGAGACTTCTTCTTCACTAGAGTCGTATCGACATATTCATAGAGAGGATTCTTCAGTCTTCTGAGATGTTTCCAGCGCTCCTCAAAGGTCATGTCAAGTTTGTCGAGGTCAAAGTAATCAAACACGTAAAACTTGAGCTTGAGTGGATCAGTCTTGAAAAGACTCGTGAGCTCTTCAAAGGTGAGATTCGGATCGTAACACTCTCCGTCAAGATACTGACCCTTCTTGAGACCCTTTCCAAACACTTCAGTTCCAGGGATAATCTTCCCAGTCCTCGAAATACCACCCTCGTGGGAGACCAAGAGACGAACACCGTCCAGCTTGGGCTGCACGTAAAAGGGTTCAGAGATGTAACTCCGTCGATCTTCCCATTTGTTGGCGAGCATGGGCAACACCTGGTTACACTTTGTGTGTTCATTGTTCCACATCGTCCGAGCTCGCATGACTGCCTTGTCGTAGCCAGTCTTCACACTGGTCCTCGACTCAGTAAACTTCTCACTTCCAACGATGCCAGATTTCTTCACGATGTCCGCCGTGCCGTTCTTCAAATCTTCGACGATGATGTCGATGTAACGGTCACGGTTGTTCTTGTCTTGTCGGATGAGACGTTCGAAGCGCTGCATCTGAATAGTTTTATAATCTCAGCTTTATATAGATGTCTTCTTTGCCAGTGGTAAACTATGGGAGATTGGAGCGACTTAGGCCTCCAGAAAGCAAAACTTTACCAATGAATTTGAACACCTTTTGTGTGATTTTCATTGTCATATGTATTTTATGTTTATATAAGAGGTCCTCTAATATTAGTCAGAGAAGAAGGAGGTACAAAACATTAGATGGATATTTAGATGATAAAAAGGACTAGTTACTCTACGGCGTCTACAATCTTATACTTCAGACAGTCACTCGGGGAGAGATAGATGTCCTTCCGCATCAACTTTTTAAACTTCCTCTCCGGAATCTTCGTCTTGGACAGATACATCTTCTTCAACATCTTCATAAACTTTGTGCTAGACTTTAGCTCATGCTTCAACTCCTGGAAGTTGCCCCACATTTCAGTGGAAATCTGATGAATGAGGACATAGGCATTCTTACCCATACGCCTCTCATGGCCACCCAGTAGCATGAATGTAGCGGCACTGCAACACGACCCCTGCGCGATCGTGACCACCTTGATGCGAGAGGACTCGATGACATTCATCATGGTCATGCCCGCGAAAATACAACCTCCATCACTCATGATATGAACCCTGATGACCGGTTTGTATCCAACGAGTTCAGCACTTCTTTTAAGAAGTTCAATCTCCAACTTCTTAAACGCCTCAACGAACTCAAGAGCATTTTCACGATCAACATCCGCGTAGAAGAGGATTTCGTTTCCGATGACTTTGACACACTCAGATTCTTCAACTTCTTCTTCCTTCGTAGACATTCTTCAGAGCCTTCTTTACTTTTGTTACGTCCCTAGACTTTAAACTATTTCCCACTGCCAGATGGTTGATGACGTCAAAGTCTTGCGGTGAAATTCCATAGTCAATGAGTTTACTTAGGTCCCCCTTTTCCGCATATTTCTTGAGGAGACACAATTCCTCCACTCCAAGACCCAATCTCGACTTTTTCTTAATCTCCTCAAACTTCTGCTTCCTCATCTTGTAGTTTCCCAACTTTGTCCAACAACTCCCGGGTCGAATCTTTTCCCTATCCAAGGGCTCACCGAGAGAGTGTTTGGGTATTGTCAACGCGTGCAAGACAAAATACGGCATGAGACCCCAAGTTCCGTGTGTGTAGATGTGAGAATCGTAAAAGTCTGCGTCAGAGAAGGATTTGGTAATCCTCTCCACGTCGACACCTTTAGAGTTGACATAGTTTTCCTGAAAAATGTCCCACACGTGACCATGTTCAGATATACTGTCGTGAATTTGAATGGGGTTCGTGTCACACAAAACATCCGCGATGAACTCTTTCGGTGTTTTGAAATCGTCCGTCGCGTCATATCCATCGGAATATGTGAAGAAGGTTCTGATATTCCCGTTACAGCTGGTCGCGGCTGCTTCAATTCGAGGAGTCACTTTGTCCACGAGTGTGAGGAGAGCCTCAGGTTTATGTTTGGGAATGAACACAGTCTCAAAGTTGGGATACATGCACATGTTTGTGGTCGTGATCAATAGGGATCCACGTGAAATCCTGTCACCATCAGAAACCTTTTCCACGATGGGTTTGAATATGGGATCGTAGTCATCGATGTATACGTGTTTAGTGGAAGGTCGTATGAAGGGGAGGAACAGACACTTCGTCTTCATGTGTTCGGGTAAGAGCTCAACAGAGTTGAGACCCTCTAGAACCTCTTTCAGGATGAAGGATTTACCCACCCCGATGGCTCCACAGATGAACACATTCTTCCCTTCCCTAATATATTTACGAATCAGTTCAATCTTCTTCGTGTGAATCGTATAAACTTTTTCCAATTTTTTTTGTGCAACAACTTTAATGAAGGAGTCCATCGATGATCTTACTAATCAAGCCATAGATTTAGTGCTTGAGAATGACGCACTACATAAACGTATCGTAGAACCTTTAAAAAGGAAAATTTTACCATACGTGGCATGCACGGTTGTGACGAATCTTGTCATGTTTATGCTGCTCCTTTACCTTGCTCGACGTCTGACTGTTCTTCAGATTCAGACTTAGAATCTTCAACCTCCATTTCCAACTCTTCCTCCTCCTCATCGTCAGAGGGTGCAATCATTTTACCAAATCTTTCGAAAGGTGTGTTCACAGTGATCGCTCGAATGGGTTCTATCGTCTTGGGAGGCTTCAAGAAAGGAATCGGCCTCACAAAGAGAATTTCGGGTTTTGTAAACTTACCCTCATTGGGATACTCTTTCTCGAACTCAACCAGTATGTGCTTGGGTATCGGAGGGGACTGTTCGAGAAGGCCATCGTAGGTCGCTTTACATTCCTCGACAAACTTTAATCCCTCCTTCTTACGCTCCTCACGTGGCAGTGAGAGCTGTAATCGAATGTTTCTGGACAGGATTCCGTGACCCAACGCCGCAGTTCTGTGTTGCTCTTTTAGTTCGTTGATTTTTAAGAACTGCATAACGGTCGCGATGAGACCGGCAACGAGATTCATACCACCGATGATAGCCGGTGCGGAACCGCGTATCCCTTCTGGTAAAGTGCTTTGAGCAAAGTTAGCGGTGCCAGTGATGGTCGATAACACGATGACGGGGAGGTTAAAGTTCAAACTCATCCTCTTGAACATCAAGAACGCTTTGTGGTGCATATACCGGTAACAAGCCGATTGCTCACCCCACTGACGCAGGATGTTTTCGTGATATTCATTCCACATTTCCTCCATAATAATTTCTGAGCTCATCTTATAATAGATGAATATAATATTCGCGATTCACTTTGTATTTCTCGTCTGGATATTGGTCACTCCTTTCCTCAATGATAGGAGAAACCTAGAGTTTTACTCCATGGTCATTCCCTTCATCTTCTACCACTGGTCTGTGAATGATGACACGTGTGCTCTGACTCAGGCGGAAATGGCCATCACTGGTAAACACAAAGACGAAACCTTCATGGGACGGGTGGTGGGACCCATCTATAAGATGGAGGAGAACGACGTCAACAAGATGACGAAGACTATGTTCTTCGCACTCTGGGCACTCGTCCAGTATAGACTCGGACACTTCAACATGTTTGTTGAGGACCTAAGTAAAATCCTGAAAGGTAAAAAGATCTAAGTCAACATGAACACCAAGATTCAAGCGGAGATTTATAACCTCAATTATAGAAGACATGATCTATATGATTCTTACGTAAAGACCTGTCACGTATATAGAGAAAAGCTTGACTACTTGTCTAAATGTATGGAACGTAATCGTTGTGCATTCAGAGAAGAAGTTTTACTCAGAAGAATATCTTACCTCGAGAGAGACTATGACGCTTTGAGGGAGGAGCACGACGCGAAGATGTGTAGGCTTTCGAAACGGATCAACTCACTTCTTCGAATTCTTGACTAACTCCTGGACACGTAACAGGTTTCTTTTGATAGCTTGAATGTGCTTGTTCACTTTGATGAGATTCATGAGTTGCCTGTTTGGTAACACGGGCTTACTTCGGTTACGAGTCTGAGTTTTCCGCAGTCTATTCCTGGCGTTTCGAATTTGCTGGGATGTTGGCATTGTACTATATACGGTGAAAAAAAGAATGTGAAAATTGTGCCGTTTATCAAACGATGGTGAAAAAAGAATGTGAAAATTGTGCCGTATATCAAACTTCAGGTTTAGGGTAAATCTTTAGGTTTTCGTACTAAACCCTAATCATGCCGTAAATCAAACTAAGCATTTCATTGGTTGATTGATTTCATGAACCAATCAGATAACGTAATTATGGGAGGGGTCTCATGAGAACATATAAATTTCATAACATACGAAATTTCGGATCGTAGTGCCGGATCGTATGGAAAACAAAAAACGCTCATAACTTTTCAGCGCTTCCGAATTTGGAGCAATGGATAGTGGCAATCGACAGAGGGGCTGGAAGGGCCTTGCCCCATGAACGTAGTGACCTAGGGTTCTGAAAATCGTGATGTTAAAGACTCATGGTACCCATTCTAAAGGTACATAAAGCCTGTGAGTGATGAATGGGTAATGATACGAGCGAAGTTTCTAGGACTCGTTACGATATTGGTAAGTTTAGTATGTTCCGAAACGATATACAAACAATATACCAACTATCGTTACAGAATCGTCCTGATCTATTACATGAACAGAGAGAGAATGGCCATACGAATGGCAGAACATGAATTCGTGATGAACGTATTACGAACGAAGTGTGAAGTTCGTGACGCAATCTTAAAATGCATACGAGCACCATTTTCAATTACGGGGGCTATAGGGGGAATAGTTGAAAAAGGCGCTACGACTGTAGAACATGTCTCGGTCGACATGTTCACGATTGTCGAAATTTTGATACGATCACTGAGCATACTTTTACAGACTATAGGACCATACGTCTTGGCAATTATTGTGGTCATTGCCTGTATACGACGAGTTAAATCTTAGGAACGTATTTGAACCTGTCGAAAAAGTGTGTTGTGCACTTGAAGTTGTCGTAAAGAATCATACATAATGCATCGGCAATGTCGTGCTTCCTTTCGTAGGGAATCTCAAAATTTGTATACCTTTCGGCAATCGAAGTTGTTCTCTCTTTTCTCTCTTCATAGTTCAGATGTTTGATACCGAAATGAGTGTGCATGCTAACGGGATGAACGAGTGTAACTTTATCACGAAACATGTAATGTAAAAGTATTTCTATATTCGTGAATCCTCCGGGTGGTTGTCTTTCAATGAGTATTTTCTCAGCTGAATCAAAAATTGCCTGATGATCTTCTACGAATAGAGGAACTAAATCAACCATGTCATTCGACCTCAAGTACTTATAGTCTTCAAGACTAACTTTCTTTATGTACTCAACTTTTATCGACGGACCAGTCAGGGACTCGGCAAGAACAAGACCCATATTATGATATCCAATGTCGATAGCCAACACGAGCATCTTTAATTGAAGCAATCAACCTCTTTAATTTAAATCTCAGTACTTGTATATGAAGAACAAGACAAAGACACAGATCATGTGGATCGTGCTGTTTGCTCTGACGATCCTCGTGGCTTACATGTGGTACAACCCAAGAGTCGTCACCGTAAAGGATTACGTCGAGAGACCCTTACCACTTCCACCTAGACCTCCTGTCATGATGCCGAGAAGGGAACCAGAATTCCGTGGTCCTCCAATCAAGCAATACAAACCTGGATTCATGCAGCAGATGGGGATTTTGACGAACAACGAGGGAGAGACGTTACCCTTGTATGGAAAGGAGGTTAGGGGACGTCGGGACAGGTACCATTACTACACGACGACCGGTGGTGAAAACCTTTATCCCATTCCATTGAGCCACAACTCTAGAGACTGTATGGACGATATTGGATGCCAGGAATTATATGGAAATGAAGCAGTCTCAGTAACAGGTAAGACTGATCCATTCACGGTGAATATGTATAGAACTGATAACTTTTTTTAATCCGAACTAGATGCCGTTCGTCTTTGCACATCTTTAGCTATACGAGAGGTGCTCGAGCTGCATGATGAAAGGAAGCAGCAACACGCGGCCATCATCGGGGGTGTCTTGAACGGCATCTTCAAGATCATATACATACAGATGATGAGGCAAACCACAGTGACAACGTAGCCGGCCAGTTCACCGTCCTGGAGTGGAGCGTCAGAAGTGGGAAGTAGGTGGGACATGGGAAGCATGGCGGAGACACTACCACACATGGTCGTGAGCACCGTCGTCGGTAACGTGAGGACATCCATTATACTTATATATGAGTTTTTATTATGTCATACTCCCTCCCTTGAGATCCTGATATCCTGCTCAATTTTGACTTTCTATTGATCAAGTCAAGAATCGTTTCGTCGTCTAAGTTTCTCATAAACTCGATTTTCGTCTGCATATCATCCAATTGAGTCGTCTCTTTTCTTGCCTGAACATACGGCCATGTATGTTTCCTGAGTGCACTGACCTCACCTTCGAGACTCCTGATTCTCGGAAGTAAGACTCGATGAATCAACATTCTCAACTCGATGATATCGTTCATTTGGTATACACACGTTTTTTATCTTTATACAAGGTAGGATGTCTCTTCCCCAAATTAAGAGGGATTTCATAAAGAAACTCGTCGGTGGCCTTAACAGTGTGATGGAAATAACGCAATTAGCAAACCGTATAGGTATCGCACCCAGAAATGATAATGAAATTTTCATTAAGAAACACTTCCTCATTCAGTCTGATGATGGATCATTCCAGGTGCACAAAGTTAGATTTCGTATGGGTGTGAGTGCACTTGATTTCGATACATTAACTGAAATTTTGATATGCCTCGACAAGAATGATGTGACTTTAAGTAAAGTATACGATGAGTCGACTGTGGATGTACTAAGTTTAAATGGCGAAGAAATGAACTACATACAACTTATCAAATCCGGTGACTTGGTGACTTTCATGGATTTAATTCTGTATTGATAGTATATGCAGTATCGTGATTTAAAAAATAAGGCGAAGAAGTTGGGTCTTCGCGTGACGAAAACCGTCAAGGGTAAACGTGTAAAGCTCTCAGCCAAAGAACTTCGGTCGAAGATTAGCATGAACTTTGAGAACAGTGTCAAGAACGCACAAAGAGTGATCAAAATCTGTAAAACGGTCGTGCTTCCCACCCCGGCTCCACCCCCGGCACCGGTGGTTCGTTCGAGGTGTGGGCCTCCCCCACCACCCCCTCCACCTCCTCCCACGAGACCGGCCATCACTAACGCCAGGGCTAAGTTACTAGCTGAGCTGAAGACGGCGATGGTCAGGAAAGGTTTGAGGAATAAAATCTAAAGTACTATAAATGGCGGCAATTCTTCTACTGTGTTGCTGCTGTATGTCTTCTTCGGCGAGTGGGGCCTTTGCCACTGGGGTCATTCCAGGGACGAGTCCACACCTCGAAAAAGTTATTGACTTGAAAAATGCGAGAAAGTATTTAGACTTGTCAAATGAGATGAGATTACTGGGAATGGAACTTCCAACAGAATCTGAAATTACGAGTGATGACCTTGTCGTGAGAAACAAGATGATTGATATATTTGGGAAGTTACAAGAAAAAGCACCGTCAGTCTGTGCCTTACATACGAAGTTTGCTTCTGAAGAGTACAAAACTTCTGTGAAGGAGAAGTTGAAGTATTACAATAGGGAGGGGAATGAGAGCATCCTAACTTTCAAGGGTATGAAAGATTGGAAAGACTACGTTGAAGAATATCTCGAGCCCACTGATGAGATGAAGGTGTTATACCGGAACATGGACAAAAGTAAGTCGAATTCTTGCTCGATGAGGAGTTTAGACGATGACGGTAAATGTATTCCATTTAGAAGAGTTGAAGTCGCCGTCGAAGAAAACAAAGATCCCTGCACAGACCTCAAAGAAATGTTGGAGCTCGGTCCTACAGAGCTCACCGACCTCATAATGAAGGAGAAGTAAACACTAGACCAAACTTCTTAGACATGAATTTTTCAACTTCTCGGAAAGATGGAAAACTCCAGAGATACCAACGTGACCAAAAACCAGCACTGTTGATACCGCTCATTTTCCAATCTTCTTTGTCACTGAGGGTAACCGCAAGCATTCTGTTTTGAATCTTTTTGGGACTTCTCTCAGCTATCGTGCTTTTAGGAATCTGTCCCCCGTGTCGAAGCACGTAGGAACGCATACGTGAAGGATTCTTGTGTTTGGTGTAGTCGGAATATCCACGTGCACCAAAGTCAACAGTCCTGCCGTCTTCTAACGTGGCCCTAAATTTCTTTTTGGGATTAGGGCTACGAGTAATCTTGACGCGCATACTTATAATACGCTTTTAAAAAAATTTACATCTTGCAGGATTTGCACCCATACTTCTCCTTCTTGGGGAGGAAGAAGAGGTGCTCATCACCACGCTTGACACGGTAGAGGTGATCGTACATGTGGAGGAGGGCGATGGCGATGGCGAGGCTGGAAACCACGACACCGTTCATCTTGCGGGAAGACCACGCGTAGCCGATGATGATGGCAACGAGGACCATCTGAACAACGGTGAGCTTGGGGATGGCGGGAATCGAGAAACGAACGTTGACGTTCTTGACCTCCTCAGTAGGCTCGGGCTCAAGGGGTTCGGTATAACCAGGCATTTTATTATCTACTGAGAAAATAATGTGGAAGACTCTCCTGTTGGTGCCCACCTTGATGGTCGTCTATGACTTTTTCAAACTTCCCATAGACACCCTATACTTTCAAAACCCTATGAGGCCACTATGTGGAATCAAGAACACATTCAGAGACTTGATCCATTTCAACTCGGAGTGTTCCGTCAAGAACTACCCGGGCCTCATGTTGATCAAGTTCCACTTTGACAAAATAAAGAAGGAGTTCGAAACCATCCACCCTTCTCTGAAGAAGACCTACTACCACGATATCAGTCCGTGGTTTGAAAAGAATGACGACTACTACTTTTACAAGATTGATAACTTTCCAATGTTGAACAGTCTTGTGCGGCAGATTCCATGTATAAACACCAAAGTCGCCGCGTTCGCCGTGAGTGAAGGACCCATGAGGTTGTATCCACACCGAGCAGAATCAAATCGTCTCCTGAGATATCACATCACCATACAAACTGGTGGTGAATGCACCCTCTACACGGAGAATGGCTCACACATGCACGAGGAGGGAGAGGAATTCATATTTGACCACTCGAGGTATCACGAACTTGTGAAGACTGGAGAGGGGAAGAGGGTGGTTCTCATTCTGGACGTCAACAGGTGAGATGATCTCGACACACCGCTATATACATGTCACTCCCACCTATGAGTTCGAGGGTTCTGTCTTCCACAGTGCGCTTCGTGAATGGACCTGGAGTTCCATTGTTGCAACGCATGCAGAGCGCGGAAAGCTTAGTCACTTCACACGCGAGGGGTATACAGTCAATAAGTTCTCCAAACTTACATTGAAATGAATCAGCGTCTAGGCCTGCCATGATGACAGACTTGTTCACAGAAAGAATGCATTCGACAAACTTCTTCAACCGTGGGAAAAACTGAGCCTCGTCTATGGCCACGATGTCAGCCTCCTCAAATTCCCTCGTGTTTACGACGTCGAAAAGATCATACACCTTGAGGCATTTGAACTTGACGTTATCGTGCGTCTTCAAGACTTCATCGGGAGATCTCGTATCCTTCGCTGAGTTGATGACGAGAATCTTCTTTCCGATGACCTTCAGGCGCTTAAGTCGCCGAATGAGTTCAGAAGTTTTACCTGAAAACATATTTCCCATAATAATCGACAGACCCATCCCCACTGATTATTATTATCTCGTATTTTTTATATGATGGAAGTTCACAGGGCAATGTTCAACGGTCACACCGGATATTACAACCCTCGAACAGGGCGCGTCAAATTTGGGAAGTGCATCTACCCGAGCATAGAGGTGGCGATAAAATATCTCAAGCCAAAGTAAGATGCCTCTGAGCGATGCTCAGATTACCAAGAAGGTTGGGGAACTGCGTAAATCTGAGGGCAAGATTTACGCACCTCTCAAATATTTCAGGGGGCTCACCACCTTGGGTCAGGTCGAGACCCGTTACAAGAAGATGCTCCGGAGAGACTACAAAGATTTCAAGACGGACAAGGGACAGAAGACAAAGACCTCTTCCTACACGCAAAAGTTTAGAAAGATGTATCCGGGAGCCAAATCTCTCCCTGAAATTGCTAAGGCTACTGGCGTGCCTTTGAAAACACTCAAAACGGTCTACAATAGGGGTCTCGCCGCGTGGAGAACCGGGCATCGTCCGGGAGCCTCTCCACAGGCGTGGGGATACGCGAGAGTGCATAGTTTTGTAACTAAGGGGAAGACGTATTACACGGCGGATAAGGATTTGAGGTAATTATCAATAGCAGCCCGAGCTTCTTGTTCAGTTTTAAAAGTTCCTAAATATTTGTGTCGATACTTCGCTTCAAATTTACCATGTCTAAAAACCGATACTTCTTTCTGTTGGCTTAAAACACCAATTATTTCGATCTTCATTAAATCGATCTAACTCATTTTGAGCATCTTGTTCGGTTGAGAATGTCATATTGTATCTTTTATTATTGAAACATATAGTCACGGCGTATCGTGTTATACCACGTGTTGTCATGCGTTTTTTTATACGTCCAAGGCCATATACCTTTTTGGGCTCAACAGGATTTTCGAAATATTGGTTCAGTGCATCTGTAGCATCTTCATATGTTTTAAAAATTCCTATATACACACCCCCAACGTCCGCTCTAAAACGCTTACCAGATTCACATTCATATTCATGAATATGACCACCTTCACGACCAGTTCTTTTCATGAATGCAGCACGTTTTCCGGATTTCATATTATTCCTGGCTGTTTCACTTAATTGTTTTCTTGATTCTCCACCAGAAGTTTGATTATAACCATTAGGTGCTAATGAGTTAAGTTTTGAAATCCAATACACTTCTCTCTCATCTAAAGACTCAACTTCAACCTTTTCTAGAATTTTTAATTTCATATTATTTTTACCATGATGGGAAATAGCGTCCTTTAGTACTTTACAATTCGACGAATCGCGTAGATGTTCTCGAAATCGAAGATTTGGATCACGCGTAGTTTGTCCGACATAATATTTACCAGATGGACTTTGAATAGAATAAATACTACCCACTTCAGTATTCTTTTTAATCGGCAAATAAAAGGAATCTATAGTACTCTGAATCATCCTTAATTAAAGATTCACTTAAAGTCTTTAATATCAATTAAAACATCCCACACACACGCTCATAGATACTAGGTTCTCCACCGCCTCGACCACCTCTACCATCTCGGCGAGCTCGGTGAGTCTATCTACCGGGAAAACCTCACAGTTCCAGTGTCTCTTGTGTTCATTGATATGTTTCTGACTCTTTGTGTGGTAGTAGCAAAAGATAATCTTGGTCTCCACGTCATAGTCATTGTGAATCAGCTTATTCACGAGTTCGCCCACATACATAGCGCGATCCTCGAGGGAGGCGTCGGAGACGTCACACTTATCGGGGTTGACTCGGATCGTGACGATTGGGCAATATTGGACCTCTTCCATTCCCCCGATGGCTAGGTTTTGTTCACTGATCTTTCGAACTTCACATGAGGTCTCTCTACCCACATGTGAATCTTCATCAATCTCTACGACCACCGCGAGTTTTCCGGGGACAACCCAGAGGAGATCTGGACGTCGTCGGTCTAAATCCCCGCAGATGTCGGTCTTCACGATGCTCTTATCTTTAGAGTTGGGTGGATGTCCCACATGCCCGATGATCATGTCTCCAAACTTATGTTCAATACGTTCCATGTCTAACACTCTACATCCTCTACAAGTGTAGACTCCCTTGTGTGATTCGACGCGAGTAATTTTGCAAATTTTACAGAGTTTCGCGTAGCCAAAATCTGAAATCGGACAATCCATGCAGTATGAACGGTGACGTCCATGTGGGCACACAGAGGAGCCGTTACACGTCACACAGAAACGACGACGTTTCCCATGTTCACAGAATGCCTTCACACCCTCACTCTTACAATGGACACATTCTCTCCGCCGACGATTGTGTTCACATATATTCTTGCCACCACATAGGGTGCAATCAGGTTGATAACGATTATGTTCACACACAGTCATTTCGAGTTATATAGAAAACGAGTCATACTTTTAAGTACTTTTAAAGACTAGCACCCTTAAAGTACTAATGTCTCGTCGTCCCATTCGTAATATTCGACAACCCCAAGAACCTGAATCCAGGATCTCTTGGGACGAATACTTTATGCAAACTGCTCAACTCGCATCTGTGAGATCCCCTTGTGAGAGACTCCAGGTTGGTTGTGTCCTCGTCAAGAACAACCGCCTCATTAGTATGGGTTACAATGGATTTCTGGGTGGCTGTGAACATAAGTCCATCGTGAGGGATGGTCACGAACAAGCGACGATCCACGCGGAGATTAACGCAATCACGGATGCGGCGAAGAGGGGTGCCTCCATTGATGATTGTGTGGCCTACGTGACACATTATCCTTGCCTAAACTGCTACAAGGCTCTGGCGAGTAGTGGAATCAAAAAGATCTATTACAAAACAGACTACAAGAACGACCCAGTTGTCGAGGAATTGGGGTATGGAGTGGATGTCACTAAACATTCTTTTTCAGCAAGTTCATAAATTCTTCTTCAGTATACCTAACACCGACTACCAATTCCGGATCTTTTATGTTGATGACAAAGTCGTCGCGGTAGGCTTTGACACACTTTTTACGTCTCCAACGCACCCACCCATCTTCCAAATTTATAAATACAGTCACGTAAACTTTCTTCGTTTCAAGT